CCAGGTCATCATAGCCAAGATCAATTTTCTCATGTTTAAACTCCATAACTATTTCGGTGTGCAAATCACATCCGCCTTTTTATAATTAAAATTATATAAATCTTTTATATTTTTATCAAACCAGTCCGATAATTTATTTTTTCCAACCTTCATATATTCAATGTACATAATTGGTTTGTGTTTTCTAATTGTATTTAAACTACCATTAAGTGCATGTATTTCCATACCTTCAATATCTAGTTTAATAAAATCAACTTTATCTAGATTTAAATCATCTATTCTAATGGATTCAACCAAAGTGCTACCTATAGGCTTTTGTCCAACATCTTTAGATTGTGTTAACAATTCAACAGAACCAAATGAGCCAGTTTTTGTATAATCATATATAGGAACATTAATCACTCCAGGCTCATCACTGATAGCTAAATTAAATGGAAAATAGTTTTTAAACTTATTTAATTCTGTAGTGTGTTTTAAATGTTTAAATACTTCTGGTTGTGCCTCATATGCATATACAGTTAGGTTTTCTAATTTACATCTTAACGAATATGAAAATAATCCATGATTGGCACCAGCATCTATCATTACTGGATTCTTTATATCTTTTAATACATCAGCACAAAGCAACACTTCATCTTCGCCAATATATCTGCCAGTATCAATAAGCCTTTTAGCTTGTTTTGTATCGGATGGTATAAGAGATATCTCACCCATGTAACAATCATAAATCATTTGTAACCTAACATTTCCTTTGCCATAATATAATCCCTAAGAAAATCTGATCTAACAATATCGGCCCAATTAAATTGAATAATCTCAAAGTTTTTAAGATGTTCGACAATCCGTAAAAACTTTTGTATGCCTTCTTTTTCAAATCCATCTTTAAAATCTGATTGATTATAATCACCACTAAAAATAATTCTACAGTTTTCACCAACACGAGTAATTACTGAATCAAGTTCATGGAAATTTAAATTTTGCATTTCATCCACAATAATAACAGCATTATCTATAGTCATACCACGTATAAATGATGTTGTATGAAATTCAATTTGCTTCGATGAAATAAGCCTATTGTATCCAGCATTATCGCCAATTAGTTGTGTACACATACCTTGATATGTAATTTCATATGGAGCTTTTTTTTCATCCAAACTACCAGGTAAATAACCAATATCACGAGTTGGAACAACAGATCTAAAAATTATAATCTTATCATATGGTGTAGCCTTTTCTAGCATGGCCTCCAATGCCAAATACATTGCAACGAATGTTTTACCTGTACCTGCCGAACCAGCTAATACTAGATTATCACCATTATCCCAGGCTTCATAGGCCTTTACTTGATTCTCTGTAATAGGATCATGTATAACAAGATCATTAAGTGATGCTTTTGATTTACTACTCATGTTTTAATTTTACTCTGGCGGCCAGCACCTTTATCTATTCTTCCCAACAAATCTTTCCAACCATCGCTAGTGTTCGAATTGGCATGGGTTTTGATAGATGATACAAAATTGCCTGTCGATAATACTTTAACGATATCATTATCCTCAAGCATTGGTGCTAATTCATGAAATGAACAATTAACATCCCACTCCTCATTTGTTGAAATTCTACGTAGCGTATACTTCGGCATTATTAAACCACTCCGGTATTGGACGTTTTGTCCATAACATTTTAAACCTATCTTGCTTTGTTTTGTAATATGCACGATATGATCTAACAGGTTCATTGTAAAAGAAACATTCCGGATTGGTACCCATTGCCAATTTAAATGGTGTCAATGGACCTTTTGGGATATTCCTAGGTAATGCCCACAATGCAGACCTTAGCTTAGAATCAGTAGCATGCACTTTATTATACCGATATGTATACTCTTCACAAAGGGCAATAAAATGTTGATGATGCCAACGATAGTTGGTATCTGATTCCATAGTCCATACTGTACATGGATGTTTGTGATGCACTGCTTTGTAATAGAGTAACTCTGCCTCGATGTCAACATCACCTAAGTCGTAATAATCAACCATACGTTTACCAGATTTAGATGGCCGTTTTTTCTTCTCGCCATCTAGCATCCGATGAGCCGTTGACAACATCTGGGCTGACTCTACAATCATTTTTACAACGTGTTTGTCACATTGCATTTGTGCAGAGATAATAGGACATTGGTCCAGGACAAATATATTCATAATGTAATCATTCCCACCATAGTTATTATACTATTATTATACCAAAAATTTCACTACCTGTAAACCATTATTTTTTTTAGTTAAAACGAAAGTTGAACTCCTTGTGATGTAAGTGTCTTTACCATAAAATCTCTTTTCTTAAGAATATTTTTAGCTTCCATAGATCTACCTTTTTTCATAAGCTTTGCTGCATAATTTTCAAGTTCAGCTAGATCGTTCTTAAGTCTTTGGATTTGAATGATAGGCATGTGAGTTCCTTTAAAAAAAACGAGCGCGTACAAATATACACACTCGCGTTTAGAGTTAAAAAATTAAAGAGACTAATCTTTGAGTAGACCAGGAAAGGCCTCCTCTACAACTTTACGCGTAATTGATTTATATGGTTTTTTATTAATCATATTGACAAGAACTTTTGCATCTTCAGGATGTACACCTTCCAACATTGCCAGGAACAATCTTTCTCTTTTCCATTTAGGTAGTTGTTCACTGGCCGCCAAACCTTTTACAAAATATTTAAACTTTGTATTTTCTCTAATTAAGTTTGCTGGATGGTTGTGTGGTTCACACGCCTCATATGGTACTTTACCTTCTGGTAGATTCCATTGAACAGTAGAATCATAAGTACCTCTTAAAACATCCTTTAAAGCCCAACTCTCATTTGTTTTAAGAGTCGCGACCTTATCTGCCTTAGTCTTATCTTTACTTGCTTTATCTAGAATTTCAAAAACATACTTTCCCATTTATAAAAATTCCTCCACGGATTCAATCAACATCTTCATATTCTTATTTATAAGATAAGGAAACACACGCCCTTTATTTTCCCAAGGATCTTGTGCATTATATTCAGAAATTATTAATTCCTTTATTGCACTTGGTGTTTTATTTAAATCAATAAGGGTTTCATTACGTTGGTAATTACGATACCAGGAAGCAGCATATAGCAATTCACCATCCGCCAAATCTTCTATGATGGTTTCTTTTTTCTTTTTTGATAGTGGTGTTTGTCGTTCGCCATTTACAAAGGTATCATCATGTGATAATATATTAGGTACACCATCACCTGCATCACCAGTAAGGATCTTTTCGATAAGGTTAATCTTTGGGTTGGCATCCTTAAGTTCTTTTTTCTGCATGTGTGACCACTGGCGAACATTTGAATATTGTTGTAATTGCAGAAAATCCTTGTCGGATGATACAATCATAACATCTTCATATTGGCCAAACTCTTGTGTGTTTTCTACCAAGGTGCCAATAATATCATCTGCCTCACATTGGTCTACATGTAGAACTTTATATGGAAAATTTTCCTTAATCTCATCCTTGACCAAATGCATAATGCGAAAAGCTTCTTGCCAATCAAAACCTGATTCGTCACGTGATTTTTTACGATTGGCTTTATATTGTGGATAATAAGTTCTACGCCAATTATTTGGACCATCACAACACAAAATCATTTGGCCATAATCTTGTTTGAACTTTTTATTATACATACGAATAGAATTAAGAATCATATGTCGTAGCATATTTTCATCATTTACTTTATTAACTGCAATCGTTGCAATTGCAATACCGCTAAAATCCATTAATATCATTGTACTACCTCGAAATCCGGATCATCATTACTAAGTGCAATCCAACGACTGCCTGCCAATAGGTGTGGTTGATCACAGTTAAGAAATGCAAATGGTCCAATACATTCGCGATGGGCTGTTGTTTGAATTTTAGGTTGAACATCGACTACAGTAAACGAATCACCAAATTGGTGAATTCGATTTTTACCATGTCTGGATTTACCTTTAAGTTTTACTCTATCGCCGGTTTTAAACATAATATGACCTTTACACTTTTTGATTGTGTAACTATTATATCATACTTTTCCATAAATGTAAACAAAAATCTGCACTTGATAGTTAAAAGTTATTGGGTACATTTCAGGATCTGCTAATCTATCACCCCAATATTCTTTTAGTCTTTTGGTAAATGTCTCGAGTGAATCTTGCATCCTATAAAACTATTATAATAGTCATCCCTAATTAATACGTCATTTTCAAATTGTAATTTTGCCTCGTAATAGGACATTTCACCTTTGGTACGACACAACCTTAAGATTTCTCTTTTGTAACCACTTGGCCCTCGCTGTTCAACGAGTAACTGAAGTTCCTTATTAGATCCATAATACCCTCGCCAGTCAGATTCAACTCTGGTTTTAATCCGTCTAGTTCTTTTACTATTTTTTGGTAATATCTTAGGCCGCCAGAAGTTCTTTTTACCGATATATTTTTTATCTGTATCCAGTTCTGTGATGAGATAGACAAATCCTTGGTATTCTTCTGGGGTATCGTTATATTCATTATCTTTATAAATCCACATAAAGTTATTTATTACTTATGGAAATCCGTTTGTAGTAGTCACAATCGTTCAATATTGCTTTAAGTTGCCTAATTGTTTCATGTTGTAATTCTTCTCTATGGGTTCCAACTCTACCCTTACGAACTTTCATTGCATTTGGATTTTCACTAGTTTTATGTTTTAAGGAATAACCTTTTGAATTAATGGGATCTAAGTGTAAGTTTTTCATGTTATCATATGAACCATGTTCAATTGCTTCTTTCAATCCTTGAGTTGGTATATCATAATGTTTTAAAACTTCGCATATTACATTATGTGCATCAGCAATAAGATCTTCATATTTTATAACCATGGTATTTTTTCTTTTATTTTCTAAAAAGAAAAAATGGTGTTCAATGATCTTATCAATCCAATCAATACAAAATTCATCTATTGTTTGTTCCTTTGCAGTTACATCATATTTGCGATGAACCCTTTGGTGGTAATATGAAACGACTGTATCCAAAGGGCATCTTGTCAAATATAGCATTGGTAAATTATGAACTAGTTTATCATGGGTAAACTTATATAACCCCTTTGCTTTTGTTTTATCTAGCATTACCCTAACCCATGTTCTTCCGGATTTTGGAAATGATACCAAAATAAATTTTTTATTCATGCTCAGATATGTCTGTAACTTCTGCTCTACGACCACAAACTGGACAGAATTCTGGATTCTCACCACCCTCGCAAAGAACTATGGTAACACTATAGCATTCTTCACATTCAATTTTGAATTCGTTTTCCACAGGATTCCTTTATTTCTTTTTTTCTAATGTCTGTTGCTACTAACCATTCTCTAATTTCATCCTGAGTTCTACCACAACCAATACAAATATTATCAACCAATGTGCAAATTTTTACACAAGGACTAGAAGTCAATTTCACATGCTCCACCCGCACAAGCGGCTGCGGCAAGTGTATCAACATCTGTAAATACTTGTTCAGTTAAATCTTCATTCCAATTTGGTAATTTTAAGTGTTGTTGAATTTTATTCCATTTATGAAATAGATATGCATCCTTAAGACAATGCTCGGTTTTCTTAATATCACCTTTTAAATAACTATTGGCAAAATTTTCAAACCTACGGCACCAATCTTGTCTGGCACTATTTTCGGATGACTCTAAACTAATATCCAATCCAAATCCTTGTGCAGTTGAGCAGGCATCCCATAAATTAGGGAATACCTTCATTGCATCCACAACAAGTCCTGATGCAAAAATAGCAGCAGCGCCATATTGTTTAATCATTTGTTTTTCATCAATGACTGCAGTGTTTGGTGCCTGGTTATAATCCTTATCGCCTGACATAGATAGGAATGAAATACCAGAAAATGAATAACGATTTTCAAATACATATTTTTCTACTTCATCCCAATCATCAACAATAATAGTATTTGATACATTATGGCGTACACCCTCGTCCGCACATAAGTCAACATTGGTACCGGCAACAACCCAATGCTTTTGAGCAGTTTTTACAAGCTCTAGATGTTTTACACCTAGCAAATCATCCTTGTACATTGAGCCTTTATTTGGAATAATGGGATATGAAATAACAACATCGGTACCATTGGCTGACCATACTGATTCCTCAATCATATATGGATTTGATTTCATAATGGCCTGTGTAATTTCAGATTCTTTATTCATCTGAATATTGCGAATATATTTTGGTGAATGCTCTGCGTGAATACCACTTGCGGTTTGGAGTAGTACTGAAGCGTTACCTGATGGTTTAACACAAGTAGTACGAGCAGCAGCGTTAATCCCAATGATGGCAGCAACCTTTTTATTTGTTTCTTTGACAATCTTAGCACCCTTCTCTAGGATTTTTTCATTAAACAAAACATCTGGGTTATTCATCCAACCTGTAATTGACACACCAAGTAGTGCTTCACGATCAAAGATTTGTTTTGATACTGGTGAAAGAAATTTAAAGTCTGTATAACCAGCTTGTAGTGTACCAAGGATAGCACCTGCTCTACATGCCTTATAGAAATCCTCTTCGGTTGTACACATACCGCCATTGATCTCTGTTAAATTACAACCTTGCCAACCAGACTCACCTTTATATTGTGGAAACATACCAATCTCAACACAAGGATTTGTTGTATGTTCTTTTGATGTTGTGAAATAAAACCCTGGTTCACCAAATGATTTGACCGATTCCATAATCTTGGCAAACATTTCTGGTGTAGCCTCATCACGCACAATAACGGCAGAATTGTTTGAGCGACCTCGTTGTGGGTTATCAATAAACCAGTTACCAGTTTTGGCATTCATCATCTCATCATCTTCTGGTGAGAATAGACAAATGGTAGCTGAACGCCGAACGCCACCAGATAATACTGCATCTGCCGCATGCATACAAATATCATATACGGTAATAGGGCGAACATCAATTGGTTCTTTAGAATCAATAACAAGGCTCTGTAAAATTAACTCAATTTTATCTAGAGATTTGCGTAAACCTTCTGGTCCTGGAGCCTTAAATCCACCAGAAATCTTGGCACCTTTCGGTCTAATATTTGTAAGATCAAAGAATACTCTACGACCTTCGTAATCCGGATGTTTACCACCGCCAACAAAATAGGAAGCCATTAGGACATCAAGTGCTGATGCCCAACCTTCAATAGAATCTTCTACAATATAACCTTTGGCTTGCTTTGTTCTTTGTTGTATTTTTGGCAATTTTGCAATATGGTGTTCCTGTACAGAAAATCCTGCACCTGCACCACATAATAGAATATAAAAATATTCACCAAAAAACTCAGCACGATCAGCATAAGATGATGTACAATTATACATTCTCATCTGATGTTTCATTAATGAATCACCACCAAATTGTAAGGCACGTTGAGCTCCAAGTACGCGCTGTTCTTTATAAGCCGCACGAGCTTCTTCAATATAGGGTCTCAAGTTGGTTTCAAATTGTGAATAATTTGTTTCGTGCATTTCAATAACACGATCTACGGCCTCATCCCATGATTCATAGCCGCCGTTGCCTTCCTCTTTAAACCGGGAATATCCTTCATAAAACTTAGTTTGTGACAAAAAATCCCTAGTGTCTACATTTGGTGTAGCCATTATATTACCTCGATTGTTTGATTATTTTATTTTTCTGGTACTATTATATATCATTTGGGAGTCTTTGTAAACCCCTAAATGACGCATCTACCAAAAAGAATTATTATTTAATCCTTAAAATACTTTTTCAGCATTTCTAGAAAATCATCATATTTAGCAATTTGTTCCATTTCAGTTTCAATTGCCTCCATGATGTCTGGGTGTTCGCCCACTCCAACCGGATTAGTAAGATATACTTCAACATTCATTCTATGTTTATCAATATGTCCTTTAGCGTGTGATTCGAATGCTGTTAGGATGTCGTCTCTTAAATCAATCATTATAATTTACCTATTTTTCTATTTTTGCGTTAACCTTACGATGCCCATTCCAAGCAACAAAGCCTCCGATGCGTAGTGCCCAATATGCTAAGTTATTAAGAAAATGGAATCCATTTTGTTCAATATTAATATCTCTGAAGATCTGATCAGCTTTCTTTTGATCAATCTCTCCCATAGTTGATTTTTTGTCTGCCTTTAGAAGTGTGGCATACTTATAGGCATAGTCGTGTACCAAACCACCCATCAGTAACACACCAGTTGGTGATAACCATGTATGTAAAAATTTTGGAATTGATGCACCATCAAATGTAAATCCTGCAGGGATTACATAATATTCACCATCAATTTCGTATGACCAATCCTGAGCTACCATCCAGTGACGAGTACCAGTAAGCCACATCCATATTGCACTCCAGAAACCTTTACCTGCTGTATCAATCTTAAGAGGCTTTAATTGTGGCATTTCAACATATTTAAAACCTATAATGTCTTCATCTTGATCAACACCAATTTTGTTGATAATCCATCCAATAATAATAAGAATACCTACAATTGTAAATTGCCACCATGTGACAAGTTGATCAATAATAAAGTCCATTAGTGTCTCCTATCTGAGTACTGTGTCTACGTTAGTTATAAATCTGATAATCCTATAATCCTCATCATATTCTACTTCCAACTCTTTACAAGATAAACGAACCGAACCTGTATATTTTTGAGACCTTCCGCCTCTAAGTCCTCGTTCGATAGTACGTCTAGTAGTTAGGCACTCACTTAAACTTTTACGTATAGTATATTCTTTTAATTGTGTCGGTTCTCCAAAAAACAATAACAAAATAAAAAATGTTCCTGTTTCCATTTAGTGCCCCGAATGATCCTTGTTTGATGATGGTGCAGGTATATTACTATTTGAATGTATTAGATCCATAATATCATTACGAATCTTTTCATGTGTCGCTTCAAGATGCTCAATACGTTTTAACATAAAATCTATCTGCAGTTTCTGCTGCTGATCAAATGGTGCTTGTCCGCTTTCAATTTCTTCTGTTAATTTTTCGAGCTCTGATGCAATGTGTTCAATCATCATAAACTGTTCAGAGTCTGCTGGTAATGAACCCATCTCACCTCGAGGCCATTTAATACGAAATTCCGTATTATGCTCAAGGTCTGATTTCATCATAGTCTGAGACGTTTCAAGATTGTTTAATCTTTCTACGATACCAAAATAAGCCCATGTTGCAATTGATGCCGCTGCAATTAAACTTATCATATTACGAAGAGGAAGTGCTACCTCCGTATTTTCATTTAATTTCGTTGCCATCTGGTTTCTCCGTCACTGCCTTTTCGTAATATACAATGATTTCACCTTGTTGATTTATATATCTTTTTAATTCAGAAATATTCAATGCTAGGTTTTCATAATCTTTCATACTTAAAGCAACAAAAGCCAAGTCACCATATAACTCTGTAAACTCTTTTTCAAATTCTTCGAAGTTATCTTTAGTAACTACAAAGACTCTTGTATCACTGAGCTGGAGTGGTTTCGGTAAAGCTACTGTTGGTATCTGTACCCTTTCCACTTTGGTTACTACTTTCACTTCCGGTTCCACCCGGCCGCTGCAACCACTGAGGATTAGGGCGGTTGCCATCACCGCCAGTATCTTCCATAAGACCACGCCACAAGTTTGCTGAAGCGCCATTCATCTTTCCTTCTAATTGTTTAGAGTCTCGTAATGCTTCCACTACAAGATTTAATTTACTTAGTTTAGTTCTAAGCTCATCTCCATATGCTTCTGCCTTTTGCAATGAAGTGGATAATTCTTTATTTAAATTACCAAGCTTTACCATATCTTGTTGTAATGTCGCAACAGATTGCTCTGCAGTCTCTACAGCAGATTCTAGTTTAACGTTATTTTCTCGAAGAGTAGCAATAGTTGCTTGTGTAGTATCGTAGTAGTATTTGGCACCATAACCAATACCACCTAGAATTCCAAGAACAATAACTAAAATATAAATCCTAATCATAACTTACTCTTTAGTTATTTTATGCATCAAATTAACTTGCTTCCCAGATGTATGCTGCGCCTTGGCCAGTAAGAGGGTCGCCAGAACCACCATCTTCCTGCTTCGCACCTGCAATAATATAATTACCATCATTACTTATGCCTACGCCTTTAGCCCCTGCGGTACCTTCACCAAGATAATCATTTGCTTGTGCATCTGATGCTATAATTACTTTTGTTGATGACCAAGTAGAACCAGATTTTTCAAAAACATGAACTCGACCGGCGCCAAAATCAGTATTATTTGCAGCATATTCATATCGCGCGCCAATCGCTGCAAGGTTTCCATCATCATTTATTGATACACTGTGTCCAAAACTACCGATATTACCTGGTGTTGTTGAATGAAGCTGTTGTTGTTGAGTCCATGTATTTACTGATCTTGTAAAGATATAAGCTGCGCCGGCACCGTTATTTGGATCACCTGCACCACCATCCTCATAAAATGCGCCTACAATAGCTGTAGTACCATCAAAATTTATATCAACTGAATAACCAAAAAAATCACTTTCTTGTGGATCTGATGCTAGTATTTTTTGTTGTTGTTGCCAATTGCTTAAAGTTCTTTTAAAAATATAAGCTGCGCCACCTTGAGTGGCACCAGTATCTTCGTATTCTGTGCCAATAATAACATATGTTCCATCACCACTAATTCCAACTGACGACCCAAATTGATCGTTTGCTTGCGCATCCGATGCTAGTAATTTAGCCTGTTGTGACCAAAAGGAACCAGATCTTGAGAAGATGTATACAGCGCCAGCTTGGGAGGTGCCGCCATTATCTTTATTATGAGCTGCTATAACTGCATACATACCATCTTTACTTATTGCCACTGAATTGCCAAATCTATCATCGGCAGTGTCGTCTGACGCAACTAATTTTTGTTGCTGTGTCCAAGTAGAACCAGATCTTGTAAAGATATAGGCTGAACCACTTGCAGAACCACCATCATCATCACCTTTAGAACCAATAATAGCTATATCACCGTCGCCATTAATATCAACAGCATAACCAAAATTATCACTATTTGCTGCATCAGATGCTGTTAAAAAAGCTTGTTGTGTCCATGAAGATCCAGATCTTGTAAAAATGTAAGCTGCACCGGTGTTTGTTGCACCAAAATCTTCATATATTGCACCAACAATAGCATAAGTACCATCACTATTAATTCCAACTGAAAAACCGAATTGATCACCAGCACCAGCGGCTGATGCATAGACTTTTGATTCTGTTATAGTTGACCAATTAGGACCAAACGTTAAACTAAATTCCGTTGTACCAGTACCAAAACTAATTCCATCACTTACCTTAAATGTGAGAGTAGATGATCCCGGTGTAGCACTATCTGCACTTAATGGTGTGATTGTAAACACTGACGAATCTTGACTTAATGTTGCAATATTTGCAAATGATCCATCAGATTCTACCGAATATGTTAAGTTGATATCAGCGTTATCACTATCGGTTCCAGTTAATGTAATTACAGTAGGAGTGGATCCATCAACTGCTAATGCTATAGCACCAGTAGGATCTATGGTCAATAAAGGATTAGCATTAATCAATGCGACATTATACCAACCGGAACCATTAGAAACATATATTCGATTTGTAGCAGTAATATATGCCTGATCACCGGAAGTTAATCCAGTTGTTGGCAAATCATCCAGGGTTGCATAAACAGTAAGACCACCAGCAACGTTATCTAAACTATTTGCTTTGACATCACCACTATTATCTAATAAACTTGCTAATTTTCTGGTTTTAGTGGTCATTAACCTATACCTTTTTCGTTATAATAGTCGCGGAACCTTTTTAACATTAAAGGTTTCCCTTTTTTCTTTCTACGATCATGTACTGTCATTGTTCTATATTTAGGACCCATAGCGGTTGATTTAGGATCTGGTATAGATCCTGTATTAACCGTTGGTGCATCTTCCTTAATCATTAGCTTCTCATTTCCAGTATTAGTTAAACTTTATTCTCTTATGTGAAAACTTGTTGTTGGTGTTTACCGACAATTTGCTCAACAGTTTTACCACTAGTTGTTTGATCATAGTAAACTTGGAAACTTCTGATATTCCATTCCATTGCATTTCTTGATGTGTAGCCAGAAGTATAAGCACCAATATCACCACCATTCCAGAACACCATTCCTGGCACATCTACATATGGAGTAGAATACCCGCCCGAACCGGTCAACGTTGAGCCAACTTCTGAAGCTAGTGTTGAAGTTCCACCTGTTGTAACAGGCCACATTCTAAAACCAGAAGAGGTTGTACCATTAATAGAGGCAATGGCATTTCCTCCACCAAACATTCCTAACATCCAATCACCATGGTGATTGCCGTAAGCGCTGCCGAAGTTTTGGAAGGATGCAAAATTGCCATCCAATCTACCAAATGATGTACTATGAGCTAAGGTTATAGACTTGGCTGCGGCATCATCATAAACACCCATTCCAATACAAGCACCACCAGTGCTTGGTAAAAGGAAACTAAATACAATTAAGTCTGTTGTAGCATCAAAACCACCTGTAGTAGATAAATCGAATATTATAGCATTGTTGATTCCACCACCAGAAGTATTCTGTGTTTTTCCACCGTTGAGACTAGGATAACCATTAACTGTTGCCAAATTAACCGCTGATCCAAAGGTTGCAGCTACTCCACTTGTTTCATCTAACTCTGGTTCATTTGTTGCATTAGCAATATAGAAATAGTCGCCTTCGAGGAATGTTAGGCTAACGGTTGATGAAGAAGTTATAACATGAGAACCATCATTTGCTTTTACTCTTAATGTAAATTCGCCGTCATGGCTAGCATCCGATGATGGTTTTAAAGTAATTCTAGGAGTCGTAGCGTGATCAGAACTATCAAGAATACCTGTTCCACCACTACCACTATCCTCACCGTATGCACTATCAAGCTGTAGTGGATATGCAGGCACAGTCTCATAAGAATAATTAATAGGAAATCCTTCAATATCAGGATCTGCCTTAAAGGTAACTACGGTTGGTGTTCCCGAAGAACTTAAAGCAATAGCTGATGGCAAAGCAGAATCCCAAGTAGGAACTTCATTTGGACCAGAATAAATTCTATCCCACTCTGTCCCATCCCAATTAAACAATGCATTTTTATCTAAAGTAAATGCAAGATCACCAGCAGTATTACCAGAAGTTGGTAATGCCGCGGCATTTGCATATGAGGTAGCACCACCACCTCCACCTCCACCGGCACCAAGAGAAACGTTGGTAGTATTTTCGGCTTCAGTTTTACCTAATATATTTGCGATATCTCTGGTTCTGCTCATTTGTAAATCTCATTTATGGTTATAAAAATTTTTTGATTTGTTTTAATATGAATTGCTTCATATATTGGTATACCAAAAACATCACCAACAGGCTCGCAATCTTCTTCTATTCTAATTTGATCCTTAGGCCAAACCATTTCACTTAATGTTTTGCAAAGTAATTTAGGTTCCTTTACCTTATAAATTCCTGGACCTATTGCATTATTATCAATTAAAAACCATTCATTACCTTCCAAAATCATATCCAATGTATCAATGCCAAATTTCTTTGTAATATTTTCTAATTGTTTATCTGATAATTCATAATGTTCTTTAATAAGATATAAAGCAGATGCAAAGGAACCGAGCTTACTTCCACCACCAGGAATATTCGCAATAAGTCTTTTAATGTTGGCACATAATCTTATAAAAGGAGTATAGGCTGCTTTTTTTTCACTACTATCAATTTTTTCGTTACGATTTCTTTTTCCGTTTTCGTCAATGATACCAAGCTTATATGCGTCCCAATCCTTCCAATCTAATACCAACATACGAATAAATCTAAATGTGTATGCTACATCAGCAGCTCTTTTAAGTAATCCCATTATATTTTCCTTAAAAATTCTACCACAGTTTTATCCATAGCAATTCCTGTATATTGATCATTACGAATATAACTTAAATAAAGCAGAACCGGTTTTATTACAGGCCAATGTTTTTCATCCAATTTAAGTTCTAGCATTTTTAATGCAGGTTCAATGCCAAAAACATTGCTTATTACAATTATATGATTTAACAAAAGCCTATGCGGAAACTCTCCTGTTTCTAAATATCTATTAATCAACCTTTTAATGTATTTAAATCTTTTTAAATCTTCAAAAAAATCTTCAATATCAGAAAACTGAGGATTGTAATAATGTTTTGCAGCAAATAAAAATAAGGTATCATTTGTTAGTTCGTCAAGTTTTTCCATCATAAAGGTTATATATTAACCTAAAAGATTTTTCATTTTACCAACCAGCGTTGATTGTTTTTCTCTACGATCAAACTCAACACCATGTTGTCTACCCAATGCCTCTAGCTCAACTTTACTCATTTCATCCAATGATGTATTATTCATAGGCGCTTCGTTTAATTGTTGAGCATTATTTTCAATTTCTGCTTCTTCCATTATGGCTTCCATATCAATTTTTGGTTTAGCCGGAGCAGGTGCTGAAACACCATGCCATGCGTCAATATCACTTTGTGAAATTCTTTGTGATTTTAACAACTCGCCAGACTTAGGATTAATCCAACCCCTAAGGGTTGGTACTGAGTTTTTAGGACCCTTCATTTTCTGTTTCCTCTTCAACCTTTGGAACATTCATTTCAGCATATGCATTTCTCATATTTTGAATTGATTGTGCAAATGAAACTGATTCAGCTTTCATTGCAGCAGGATCTTTCATTGGAGTACCGGGGGCAACAATTTTTGTATCACCCTTTGGGTTATCACCTTTACGTTTTGCTGCAACCTTAACATTTGATGTCATTTTTTCAAAGTTCTTTTTATCAATCTCTGGCTCATTTAGATGAGCATCAGGGCCTTTAGCAATCTCTTTATCAGCATCGGCCATCATGTCTTCTGCACCCTTACCTTTACGCATGTCTTTCATGGTTTCGGTAGGACCAGCTTTTTCATAATGTTTATCTCTTGATTCAAGGACTGATTTTAAAGCAGTACGAATCTTTGATTCCTTCTGCTCTTTCTTTTCAGAGTCCATTTTTGGATTCATTTCAACATCACCTTCTTTTCCACCACCCTTAGCTTCTTTTTTCTTTTTTCCAGGAACTGGTTTAGCGCCCATGGCTTTATCTTGCCGCTTAATTTCCATGTCTTTATAGTAACCTTCTTCCGTTTTATCTTCATCCATGGCTTTGCTAATTGCTTTTCTACGCTTGTGTAGATATTTGTCAGAAGAGTCGGTATCGCCATCATTATCGATGTCTTTATCTTTACGATCCTTGTGCTTACCTTTTAATTCTTTTTTATCCACAGGATCCATTGCTTCTTTTGTTGAGGCAATCCAATTTTTTCCATTGGGATCCTTTGATTCATACTTGCATGATTCAGATACAGGTTTACCGAATTTATCACCACATGATTTGCATACCATGCCTTCACATTCTTTTTCGGTTCTCTCTTGGACCGTTTCTTGAGTGGCCCCACTCTTAAAAGGATTAAAATCCATAATTATTCTCCTAAGTAAAATATTGAGCCACATACGCTCCAACCGCTGCGATTAAAGCGGCATATACAAGTTTATTTATAAGACATACGGTACGATGATTTTCATCTACCTTTTTTTCGATATCATCTAATTTTATAGACAATCTGTTTACACGTTCAATTTGATTTGTTTGAAAATCTTGCATTGCAGCAATCTTTTCTTCAGCCCGTGCCAAAGATATCATTGCTTGTGCCAATTGATCTATCTTTTCTTCAATTCGATCTAGTCTACCATTAGTTGTATCAGGCATTAGCATTTCCATCTTCTACGCGCTTGGCGTAATCTACTGTTTGGATTATTAGCTGCCTTAGGAAATTGTTTCATCTGACCCGCGCTACGAGCACAGTATGATTTCCTACGACCAGCTGCTTTACTACCAGGTTTTACTTTACCAGTAACGGCTGTTTTTAAATTACCACCTGTTTTTCTATTATAGGCAGCAACACCTTTTTGCGTCATGCCGGCACCCTTTTCAGTAGCACGAAAATGTCCCTTTGAATCCTTACCAGTAAGTTTCTTTTCTGATACCTCATCTATTGCAGTGCTAGCAGCTAAGGATGTACCCTGTTTATTTGCTTTTCTTTTATCTGCCCGAGCTTTTGTATCTTTTGCTAATTGCGCGGATTTACCTACAGCAACCCTAAGATTAGGTAGCTTTTTATCTTGCTGAGTCATTTCATCAACTTCTTTACCCTGAGCTTTAGCACGGTACATTTTCTTTACAGCATGTTTTGTTTGCCGTTCAACAGATTTAATTAAGGATGGTTGTTTAACCAATTTTCTCAGGTGGTTTTTTACCTGACCAGGTGAGTTACCAGCCATAAAAAGTGAAGGAAGTCCTTCAACTTCAACCTTAAATGTCATATCCTCGCAAAAAGATTTAAAAGATTTCATCTTATTTACCTTGTGCTCTTTTTAATGCATCTTGAGTTGGTGCACCCTTTTCGCCTGGTTTACGCATGCGCTCACCTCTAGCCTTTTTAGCCCTAATGTTTGCCCATAATCCGGCACCTTGTTCATCAACATTGGTGGTTTCTTTATGAACTCTATGGTCCTTACCCATTTTAGTAGCATGTGCAGTGGCTTTTTTCAGATCACCACCGAATGATTTAGCCGGACCATCCTTTTTACCATTAGTATATTTCTGTACTTGGTAGTTTTCAACTGCACGTGCAATGCCTTTACGACGATTAACAAATTTATTAACTGCTTTGTCCATTTTACCATCGCCACGCTGAGCTCTAGCCATTCTGTCTGCCTGTTTACTCATATCATCTGCAGCTTTTTTGATGTAACTCTTTTTAGTATCTTTAGAGATCTCATCAACCTGGGTAGCCTCCATTGACTTGACTTTCTTACGAGTACCCATGGATTTTGTATCAGGCTTGTCCATCATACCGTGCATACCTTTACCCGGATCATCTTTACCATGATAACCTTGAGCCTTTGCTGGTGGAAGTTTCTTAATCTTTCCACCTTTTGCTAGAAAAGCCTTGACTGCATCTGAGTCTTCTTTCTTTTCTTTTGCTTCATCAACGGTTTCTAAAGCTTCTCTTAATTGGAAAAATGTTTTCATTTTCTTACCTTTGCTGCCAGATCTTTATCTGCCTTACCCCATGTACCAGAAGATTTTGTTACGAATGAATTAACCCTTGCCATGCCCCATTGCTGTGGAGTTGTACCTGGTCTATGACCAGTTTTCCATGCCGCCATACCGCGATTATAGACTTTACGAAGAATACCTATAGGCATACCGGACTTTTCAGCTTTTGCTGCTAAACCTTTTTTCTCTTCTTCGGAAAGATATTGAGCAAATCTAATCATTTTGTTTCCTTATTTTTCTTTTGAGTATCTCTCATACGCGCGCGATCCATCATACGATCATGTTTGATTTTATCGGCTTGTTTTTCTCTTTCAATTCTTTTCTTTGCCATAGTCTGCATTTCATTTTCACCAAACATTTGTTTAAATCTTTTGGTGTGTACACTAGGTTTTGTTTTAGCATTAGCATCACCAGGAGCTGGTTTGTATGCCTTTGGGTTATCATCGGACATCTTTGCTTGCTTTTTAAATTGAGCATCACGTTTAATTTTAGTAGACTTTTTTAAACCTTTATGGTAATTAACAGGTTGACTACCTTTACGATCTCCAATATCTGGATCTTCTGGATTTTTTTGTTCTACAATAAGATCATCTTGTGAAATGATATTTTCATCATCATATTGTTTTTTAGTTGAAAAATCTGCAACTGTAAATATCTCTGTTTGTTCACTCACACTTTGTGAAAAAGATGCGGTTTCATACTCAGGTTTCTTTTCGTCAACTCTTTCAATTGCATCTAACCATTTACGATACGTATTGCCGGTTCCTTCAACAATAACATAGTTAGAGCCTAGTCTTTGGATGGTACCAAGCTCGCCAGTGTCTTTAATGACTACCTGATCACCTTGTTTAAATAATTTACCATCAACATATGATTCTCTTAGTTCTGATATAGGATTTAATTGTAAATGATTCTTAAATTCTTTTTGCTCATTTAATCCTAATCCTTTTCTGACTGAATTAAAGAGTTTTCTTGCATCCGAATTGCTAACCCTTTTCGGGAGACCTTGGGCAAATGATGTGAAGTCGTTCGATTTCGCTGCCTCACGCTGCTTTGTAGCACTCGCACCTTCCGAGCCCTCTGCATCCGGATCTCTCTGGCCCGCACTGACAACATTAATTTTTCTAAAGTTATAAAACCCATGCTTACCTTTTTTACCATTATATCTATTGATAAGAATATCAAATTCATTAACACGATCAGAACCAACAACCATTGTAATATTAACATATCCTTCATCATAAAGAGCAGTTAACGCGTCAAAAACTGTTTTAACTTTTTTATTTGACATAATGGATCTGGCATGTCTAGGAAACATTTTCCTTGCACTTTTTACTTTATCAGAATATTGCAATGGATTCTTTTTATTATCCTGTGTCTGTGACAAATATACTCTGTACACTGATGATTTGGATAAGGATGCCAATTTATCTAGTAGTTTCTCATGGCCAATTGTAGGCGGATTCATTCTGCCAAAGGTGAAAAATACTACTTTTTCTTCTTCAATTAAATATTTACTAAAAGAATTAATCATTAACCTTTTTTCCGTGCCACTTCTTTTTTACGAACATCTTTATACATTCTGCGTGCCAACATTTTAATTCGTCTTTGCACAACTGGTTTTTCTAGACGTTTTTCTATCTCTTGCCTACGCGCAAAAGATAGATCACTTTTATCAATTCCTTTAGTTATTTTTTTAAGAATTAATTTACGAGCCGCTTTTTGTGATCTTCTTTTAAGAACATCAGGTTTTGCCATACGTCTTTTGGCGCGATCTCTACCTAATTTAATTTTGGATTTATATCTTCTAAATTGCCTGGATTTTGCTAGACGTTGTCTAATATCCAATGCTTCATCTGTTTCAACAGATTCACCAATTGGACCACCTTCACCAGTACCAACACCAAATTTTCTACGGCGATACGCACGATAATTTGTTAGCTCATCCTCACCAGGACGATACTCAGTCTGATGTAAATCATCAAATGATAATGGCTTTTGTTCTAGAGGTGACTGACCGTCCATCTCTAATAGGTCTTTAAAACGAAGCAATCTTGCCATCGTTAGTTCCTTCCTGGTTTATCCCATCCCTTTAATATATTTGGTGAAAAGTTTGCGTATGAGAACTCCATACGGTCCACAATTTTCACTGCATCACCACCAAGTTTATCTATTGCAACATAACCTTCTTGGCCTGTTGTGCGATATCCTTTATTAGTCTTTAAGAACGTCTGTACATTATTTAACTTATTAAGTATATTTATAAGTTTTAATTTTGCTAAAATAATGTATTTTTGTAAATCAAACATAAATTTTAATGATTTTTTATTCTCTGCAGAAAAAAATGAAAGTACTTCATCTAGTTTTGCTTGTTGTGCAGATTTACCTTTTTCGGTTGACCGCTTAGATATTTCGGTACGGTATCTGCCTTTGATCCAAGATATGAGTTTATTGACATGTTGAGTTGTGTTTTGCACAACCTCACCTTTTCTAACATACGTGTTATTAAAAGTTTCAATTGTTTGAGCAAGTTTTTGATTCCTTTCAAGTTGACGTAAAGTAGTTCCACTAATTTTATTAAATATTTTCCCGGCTTCACTTAATAGTGCATTTACTTCCTTAGTGTCTTTTTTTGACATAGTAAATTGAGTCATATCTCTTAACATTGCATCTTGAGACCAAACGTTTTTGGACCTTTTTAACTTGGATACATCAACCCCAAATTTGTTTTTCATTCCTTCGAATGTTGATCCTGAATAGCTCGTATGCCATACAATTCCAATTTTTGTTGACGTAACTTCCCTGGCCATGTCCGTCCCAGCCGGTATTGCATATACAATTGTATTAGGGTGAAAGGTAATATAGTCCTTACCTTTGATTTTAGTTTTTTTGACATCGCCAGGCCCATAGAGAAAATCACCTTGTATTACTCCTTTAATTCCTAATTCAGGTAAATACTGTAAAGCGAGTTTAAGTTTTGCATTAAGATCGCCAGAAGTATCAGCATCAATATCAGCATTACTCTTGTATACTTTGGGAGATTTGTTAAAGATCCCTTTTTTCGCCACGAAGAATCGGCCATCACTAGGATCAGTCCCAGCAAACACAGCAGGAGCACCATCCCATTTAACAGATACATTTCCATCGTGTTCTCCTCCTAACATATCTCTCATTGATCGTAACGCCATTATAGCATCACGAGTTCCATTTACACCACCATAAAGAACTTTATCCTCGATGTGTGTCATATGAGTATTTTTTTGTTCTGTAATATAAGAACTAAAATTTTCCATTAATCGTTATCCACCAAAATAATTGAAAAGTCCGAGGCTACTGTAGCATTCGATGCTCCATTTACTCTTAGATCAATATCTGTTTTTTCATTAAATTTAAGAGGTACAGGAAAATCTAACTGTTGATTATTCTGATATAATGCCATTACCGTTTGTGAACGAAAGGCTCCACCGAAAGGTCTTGCAAATAATGATAAAACAGTTTCTTGATTCTTAGATGCAGATGCATGAATATTCATCATATATCCAGTTTTTCCGGCCGGTACTGTATAGAAACATTGCAATGTTTGGCCATATCCTGCAGCAATTTCTGTTACTACAGTTGTTCCATTTTTTACAGATATTTTACCAACATTTGTATCATCATGCATGAAGGCACGATTGACTCTATGAAATATAGTTGAACCTGCGACTGGTGATGTGCCTGTGAGTGTTAGTGTTTCCTCTACAAAATTATAATCTGTATCCAATCCTTGAATTGTAATATCGCCAGTGTCAGATCCCGAACCAGATACAGCTGTAATAGTATCAGCTACGGTGGCCCAAGGATAAAGGGCAGAGGTAGATGTATCTGCTGCAGTCCATACGGTAGACCAACCAGACCCAGAAGTGCCAAAGACTGCACCATATTTGTGCACACCAGCATATCCATCCAAATCTCCGGCCGCAATAATAACATTTGATGCTGCGCCAAATGTGTTAATAATATTGCCATCTTCATCAGAAATCATCACAACTTCGTGAATATCACGATTTGCATTTGAATGATAATGTCTACCTCTGCTTACAGAATATTGTGCCATTTAAATTTTCACTCTAGGTTTAATTGTACCTTGGGTTACAGTCTGAATTTTAATATCTTTTCTATTTACTGATTTAATTGCCAAAACATTACCGGCAGCATTACTCAACAATCTTACCTTTTCAACTGGATCATCCGGATCCAATTTTACACTGGCGTTATTATTAATAAAGATTACCGGGGTTGTTCCAAAATACACACCAGCTACTTTCGCATACTCATCTTCTATTTTTTTGTATTCTCTAGGATATGCCTTTTGGATTGCTTCTAGATTTTTAGGTCCAACTTCATTTTGTCCTTTACCAGCAGATTTTAGTCCTAATTCATTTTTTAATCTTACCAGCTCATTAACCATTTTACCTAATGCAGCAGTACCACCTAATTTAAATCCATATACTGTTTTATCATTTGCAGAATATAAACTAGC